TAGCTGTTGTCATTCCCGATAGCTGATTCTGTAAGGCTATAGTGCCTGTGCCATCTGCGGTTTGTATTTGGTCTACTTTAATTTTTGATGCCATTATGCTTGTACCTCCATAACTGTTATTGTAGATATTGGAGCCATTATTGCATCATCCGTTGTGCTGTCTTTAGGCGCTCTGTTTACATACCAACTGTTACCACTAGACCTTGACCTTGCTCTGTAACTGTAAGCTATACTGTTAGTGCTTCCAGCAGTATCTAAAAATTGCATTGACGCTGGTCGCATCACTAACTCAGCGTGATTAGGTAAATCAGAAGAACTGTGATAACCACTACCAGTAGCACTTCTAATGTTTCCACCTGTAGCATCTCCTATAGCCCCGCTTAATTCACTACTATCTTTATAAAAATGTATAGTTGCGTGTTTATTTCCATTTGAAATAATGTGAGTATGTACACTTATAAGAATTTTATTTGTAGACTTTTTAGGTGTTATTGAAACACTACAATCAGCGTGTGGTAATACTGGGGTAGTTTGTGTTCCAGTTGCAATTCCACTAAATGTAGAACTAACTACTTGCACTATATGACCAGCTGGCATTTGCAAATCATAACCAGTTGGTGCTTGTATCGCTTTAACTTCTAATGTACTCATACCACACTCCAGTTTCCGTTGACAGTTACTGTGTACCCATCAGCGATTGTTATTGGCCCCGCACTCATACCATTAGATGTACTAGGAATAGTAATGTTTTCGCTTATTGTTTGGGCATTGGTTCTAATCACACTCGAAGTACCTAAACTTGGACCACCCAACTCTACTGCTGAATCTATTTTTGCAGCGGTTATAGCTCCGTTAGCAACATGAGCTGTATCTATACTACCATCTACGTAGTGTTCGCTATCTATAGAGTCATCTGCAATTTTAGCTCCTGTTACCGCATCAGCTGCAATCTCGGCAGTGCCTACTGCGTTGTCTGACATCTCTGAGTTACCTACTGCGTTGGCAGCAATACTATCGCCAGTTACTGCATTAGTAGCTATTTTGGCGTTTGTTACAGCGTCATCTTGAATATCAACTGTCTCAACCGCATTATCATCTATTGATACCGGTTGTCCTTTGCCAATGTATCCTGCCATTAGGTTATCTCCATAGCAGATAAATGAGCATCAAGCGATGAAGCTGCTGAACTCTTTACCTTAATTATATCTCCAGTTTCTAGTACTACTTTACCGTCAATAAACGATAGCGCTGTACCTGCCGGTATAGGCGTATCTTCACCTATTAAATTTATTACAGTAGAACTTGTTGTAGCTGTCACAGTTACATTTACTGTACTTGAAGTAACGTTTGACACCACGCCTCCAATAAGTACTGTAGTAGTGCTTGAAGGCACAGTATAAACTGTTGCTAAACTCGTCCCTACGCTGTTACTTGTGAATCTTTTAAACGTGTTTGCCATATATTATTCTCCTAGCCAAGTGCAATTGCCATAGCTATTGCCTCATCTGTAGCAGCAGAAGTACTAGGAACGCCTAAGTTGGTTCTTGCTGTAGCAGCATTAGAAAGATCACTGAGGTTGCTCGACTTCTCCATTTTGTCGGTGTTTAAATTGGAAAAGTTCGAGTCTACCTCAGTATTAGTTAAAGGTGTCCCTTTAGCGGCTCGATTTACTATCGTAGACATAAATTACACCCATCCTCATTAAGAAGCAGCCAAGGTAATTGTCCAAGTTACAGTCATAGTATCATCTGCTGCTTTATTAACAACATCAAATTTAACACGACATAACATGGTTCCACCTGTAGATGCGTTAAAAATACCGGCTTCAGTTACTGCTCCTGTTGCATCACCAGCTTCAAAAGATGCTACGTAAGCAACCGCGTTAGCAGTGACAGTAGTAGAATCTAAAGCTTCTCTAGACCCTAGTAAAGTTACAAGGTCAGTTTGCCCTGCTGCAGCTGTTGTAGTACCTGAACCTAAAGCCATATGCGTCATTGCTGTCGCTGTAGCATCTTTCATTCTTGATGCAATATAGTTAAGACCTGTAGTTACCACAAGGTTTTTTTCTGTGCGCTCCTCTTTCACGTTACCATCTTTGTCCCTAAGAACGATAGCTAGTTGACCGGAGAGCTTCAAGTTTTCGTTAAACATAATTAACTCCTATTAGAATGTTTTGGAAGCTCCGACAAAGTCTTCCGCAAAAAAGGTGAAGTCACAGTATCCTTGACTTCGTAACGACCCCGCGTCGGTCAACGAGGGCGCTTCTGTAAAAATCTTATTCGGCACTATATTAGCCGAATCTGTAACACCTGGTGCTTCAGTAAAAGGACTTAGCGTTAATTGTAACGCAAAAACATCTCCAATACTAGGTGTATCTGCCAGTAGTTTACCAAAATTAACGTAATTAGTATCACTAAATGATGGGTTCTCGCTTAGAGTTTTTCCTACCCCTAAGACATTAAGATCTGTCAAACCCGGAGTATCACTGAAGCTCCTAGTGAATGCTACTACACGAGTAAAAGCGTCAGTGGCAGTAGCTATATTTGAGGCTAAATTTTTAACAAACTGCATCTCTTGGTCATCAAGAATAGATGCCGCTGCATCTAAATCATCTGTAGCAGTTACAGTATCAGTTAAGAACTTAGGGAAATCCCGGACTACAGCATCTGTAAACGCAACTGCATTCTGAGAATTTTTAAAGAAAGTAATAATATCGGTATCTGTTAAACCCGGAGCTTCGGAAAGTGCTTTTGCAAAACCTACAAAATTTGAGTCTGTAGTGGCAGCGGCATTAGCAAGTGCCTTAGCAAATGCGTAAGCGTGGGCGTCTGTAGCATTAGGAGTCTCTGTTAGAGCCTTGCCTACAGCAGAAAAATGAGTATCTGTAGCAACTGCTGGATCAGCTAAACTTTTATAAAAATCAAAGACTTGCGTTTCTGAAACTGAAGGGTTTTCGTTTAGTACTTTGTAAAAAGCTGTAACTGCGTTATCAGCTGTAGTAGGGTTATCAGTAAGAGTTTTAAAGAAAGCAAGTAAGGCTCCGTCTGCAGCGCCTATACCATCTTGAACGTATACATCTCCGTCAATATCGATTTCAGTAAGGAAATGTCCGGCCTGAATAGCTATTAAAATAGGTAGTTGTTTAGCAGTAATCTTAGTACCTAACTGCTTAGCAGCTGCTGTAATCGCGGCGACGGCAACAACTGATTTTAAATTCATGCGAAGTCTTCCCTAATTTTAAATTTTATAGTATCGTATATTGTTTCAATCTGCCCTGACGCCTTAGTTATTTCTATTTCACCTTGATAAGTTCCTGCGTCATAATCTAACTCACCTGTTGCCCAGTTAACAAGGGCAATACCTAATGTAGGTGTTCCAGGGTTAACATATAAGGTCTTACTATATAAAACAGTAGTAGAACCCGCAGCTCTAAAGTGCATCTTTACAGTAGCTCCTGTCAAATCAGTAGCAGTACCTGTATCTTCGTCAGTTAAGGTTAACTTAAGCTGTGGGCCTGTGTCTCCCTGAACGTATTTAAAAGTTTCAAGTGTTGCCATTTGTCCTCCTAGTCAGCAAATCTTATAGCGGCTACTCGAAGATTAGTTCTTCGGGTGTCGCGTCCTTTAGCGTTAGAAATCTTACGCTCAAAATCAATACGGTGCTGCATAGCTAGTTCTGGGTTACTCCATTCTTTATTTGGAATCTCCGCAAGTCTAGCAATAGCTCCTGATGCTATGCTACGCCCGTGTGTAGTAAATATAAAAGTCTCTACTCCTGTAGCAGACAATATTGGTTTCAACACACCTAACCCGTTAAATGTATACTTGCCATCTGGCATTGGGTATAAACGTATGCTGTTATCATCAAGAACAGAAAAGTAAGTTGGTGTGCCTTTAATAGCAGATCCATCCTTATTTGTAGCCACTCTAAAATGTCTTTCCGACACGTGTTGTATGATGTTACCGTCCAAGTACAAGTACATTATATTTTCTAAAAAAGTACCGTTAGGTACATCTATTTCATAATCAGACGTGCCATTATTTGTAAAATCCGGCTCTATTGTATATCTCCATACTTCACTTTCAGCACAAAAATCAGCTGCTGCTTCTTGTAAGTGAGACTCTATAACAATTTCTGGACAACCAGGAACATAGGGTTGTACATAAGGATAAAAACTTGCCCATGTAGTAGTTGCCATTTACACTGCCTCCGTAGGTGAAGAGCCTACATCACTCTGGGTCTTATTACCTATAGACGACATAAATGTCTGGTAATGAGCACCTGCTCTAGCAGCATTTGCTGCAAATTCAGCATCTTTGGAGAAAGCTCTATATAGTATCCAGTCAGTAATGACACTTAAATATGTGTCATCTACTTTTATAACTTCGGCATTACTGCCGGTTGGGTCTAGTGCAGAAGCACTAAGACTATGTGCCCCAGGTAAATCAGCGTACACTACTTCTAGTTGAGCAGAGGTAGTAGCTGGAGGGAACACAAAAAATTCTTTAGGTTGCCTAACATCAAATGTATAGTTTTGAATGTTTACCGAAGCGGTGTCAGTATGCCAAGCTGGACGTTGGTCATCTAAAACACTTCTGTCTATAAGGCGAACTACTTTTTTGTCTGAGCTAGATGCTAAATTTCTTACTACATCTAGTAAACGTAGTGCAGTGGAGAATCCGGAGGTTATTGTTTGCCTGCTACCAGCGACACAAGTAAGTGTACCGGTCTTAGAACTAGCGTCAGGCCTTAATAACGCAATTTGTAAGTACGACTCATTAAGCCAATTTTGTAACTCTACGCGTGGCCATCGTACATTTGAATCTTGTAGAACATCTTCTACGCGCTTAATAATTTCTATAACTTTTATTGTTGCCACATTCTACTCCGTACGTTGATATAAGGAGGGAGTTTCCCCCCTCCTC